CTAAATACCGGTATTTAGGGTAAAAGTTGCTGTTTCTCCTCTTAATAATTGGTTAGTATTTTCGATGTTGTTCTCGTATATATGTACGTTCCCCAAGAACAGCGTAATACTCTTTAATTCAAGGTTTATTTGCTTGCTTATCAGGTATAAATGGTAGATGTCCGATGGTAATCCCAAACTGGCATCCGAACTCCTTTGATAAGCACTAACCACAAGCTTTCCCTTCTCTATTTGGAACTGAATCAGGCTTAAACACGGCTGTTGATTGCTCTCGGTGTTGTTAGAACCCAAGAACAGTACATAATTTTTTGATGTGCGCTTTTCACGATTTATCTTTTCAATAAGCTTTGGCAATTGCTCAAAATAAGTAGGGTAACTATTGACCAATATAGGACCACAGTAATCCCACCACGAAACTCCAACATCCCTATAAGCTTTTGTAGAACGTTCACCGGCCATAAATAAGCCCAACTCATCTTTTAATTTTTTCCGAGCCACTGCATGCCCTTCGAACAATTGAAGCAAGTCAATTGGTTTGAGTTCAAGGGTTTGATTCAATAAGTATTTTATAGAACCTTTATTGTTATCCTGGTTCTTGCCTTTACTTAAAATCTGATCTAATATTTGATGATATTTATTCATATTCGTTTTTTGATTGATGATTAATGATTGTATCTTTGCTGCTCTCACATTCATAAATAAAACACCCAAGACCATTAGAAGACTTATGCCTTCCAACGACCTTGGGTGTGTTAATTTAAAACGAATGTGAGAGTTTTTTTTAAATGTTGGAAGGCTTTTTTACCCTCCTTTTGTACTGAAAAGCGATATAAACTTATCAGGAAGTTTAAACTTTTTACCAATCCAAGCAAGAATTATAATCACTACTATAATGCCGAACAACCATAGGTAAAACCCAAATTGAAAGCCTTTTACTTTAGCTACTTTTGCTTTCTTTGCCTTGCTTTTATCAGTCGCTTTCTTTTGGCCGACATCAACTTCAATTCTACCTTTTTCGACTTTGGTTTCATCCTTTTTCTCGGTTGCTGCAGTCTCTTTTTTTTCGGTTTGGGAGTTGATTTCGCCACCTTCTAAATAGATTTCTTCTTTCAGGTCACCATCAACAAAATGTTTATAATGAAATGGTTTCCTGGTACCGGAACTATCCAGTTCCGAAACACTTGTTAAAACCAAATTACTATTGATGGCCAGCTGGCTTTTTTGCCAATCCAATTGATGTTTAACCGACTGCTGAAACATCGAATCGAAGTGCCTTTTCATTTCTTCCAGTTCCTTTTGTCTCGATGTTTCAAGGGTCACGGTTTTCGTTTTACAACCGAGAACCAACAACGCCAACGCTATATATCCTAATGCTTTCATACTTTTATTTTACAAATTTTACAATCGATTTAGACACGGCTTTTAGCGTATCGGCATAATTTGGATCAGTGGCATAACCCGCTTCGGCAATGGCATCAAAAAATTTGTTATAGTCTCGACAAACTTTTAAAGCTTTGGCATATCGTTTATTCTTGAAAAAGAACTGGGCGTGATCATTAAAACAGTCTTCAGGAGTAGCATATTTTCTAAAATAATCTTTCCCTTTATGCTTAAACATTTTAATGCCATTTCTAACTACAGGAGTCGAAGAAATGGGAATAGGCATAGGGTTATTGATGCTTCTAGTGTACTCCGTTGTCGTAATCAGCTGTTCGTTTCCGTTGATTCCGTCGGTATCTTTCACTCCAAAAAACATATTCCCTGGTGCAACATCACCCCAAGCACTTTCAAGTGCCGCCTGTGTCAATGTGGCCACGGCCGAAAGCCCTGTTTTTTCCTCTACTTTCCTTGCATGTGGTAGATATTTATCTACAAATAATTGTGGTTTCATTCTTTTTGTTTTGATTATTAGAGGACTATTTTTACTTCCTGTCCTCCTGAGAATTATTTATTTAACTATATTAAATTGGTCATAGCTTTAATAGCAACATTTGCCATTCTATCGGCATAATCAGCATTTGGATGTAAATTGTCTGGTGCCATTGCAGGTCTATTCCATTTATTCACCATACATTCTCTACTGAAATCAATTACCGGAAATCCGTATTTATTAGCAATATTTCGCATTGCATCTGCAAAATCTTTACTAGTTTTACCGTTATTATCTTGGTAATTTGGATTACTCGAAAAAGCCCCATATTCTCCGTATGTAGTCGTAGCAATAAAAATTTTTGCACTTGGTGCTCTTTCCATAGCCCTTTCTACCCATTTATTTAGTGCTCCGTAAAACTCATCAGTATTGGTACTATCAATACTACCAATAACGTAGCTTCTTGCATAATCGTTAATACCTCCATTTAAAATAATAACATCAGTATCAACTGGTATTTGTGCTATTCTTTGAGTTGTCCACATTCCTTGACCGGGCGCACCTCCATCCGCGAAACCACTTAATGAAGTTCCGCTCATACCTAAATTTGTATGTATAAGTTCTAATTTAGTTGCAACTTTAGGCTGCCACGCATTCATTTCAGTTATACTATCGCCGATTGTTACAAGTTTTTTTAAAACAGGAGGGGTATAAGTACCATAATATGGGTATTTAGATGTCCAACCCGGAACGTGATATTCTGTTTGAGTGCTTCCCTCTTCAAATTGACAGGTATTTAATTGTCCAGAACCTACCGTAATTTTAATGTAGTAACAGCCTGCTGGAATTGTCACCGGAAAAGTTCCGAATTGTGAACCGGAAACAAAAACTTTATTGGCAGCATAAAAAGCCTTGAACGTTTGATTTGAGTTGCAAGAATAAATATTACCCGGAATTACAGATATAAAATCAGATGCAACGCCATCAGGATAACCTCCCTGTATATTTCCGTCCAACCAACTTATGAACGAATTAAACGTAGATGTTTCAGGATTAAACAAGTTTTTTGAAGGTATCAATATTCCTTTCGTTTGCTCAGGTGCTACGGTTTCTTTTTCTAAAACAATAGGTATATTTTCCTCATTTTTTATAATGTATTTGTAATTTTCATACGCAGTTACCGCATTTCCTTCTTCTAATTGCATAGTAAGAATTTGCGCCTCTAGTGATAAAGTTACTTTTACATATTTTGTATCAACACTAGTTGTAAATGAATTCACAAAAGAGCCGCCACCTACTATAACATTTTTATTTATATCAAAATATGTCGTAAATCTTAACATACCACTTGGAGTATAAGTTGTTAACGGATTAACTTCAATAAAGTCAGATATTGAAAAACCATCTCCTGCGTAAATGGTGCCATCTTCCCCCATAAAATGGTTTAGATATACCGTGTTTTTATTGTATTTATTTTTACCAACAATAGTGCTCGCCTTTCTACTTAATTTTTTATTTGTATCAATAGTTTTTTCATAGCCCCCCAAATCCAACTCCGTAACCGTAATCTTCCAAACTCCAGCAACCCTTGAAATAAAAGCATAAGAAGTAGCCGGAACAACCACGCCGCCACAATTCGCATACGTTCCCTCTTCAACCGCAAAACCGTGAACATTTATCGTATCAGGAATAGTACTCAAAGGTGTTAACGCCCCAAGGTTTTCACTATCAACTACTACGCCTTCTATTTGACTCTCAACCCAAGTTCTCAACGCTCCAAACAACCCAGCGTGAGCATTTTCAGCTGTCGTGTGCGCCTGAAAAACGGCATTACTAGCTTTAGCAGCCAATAAGGTATCAAGCCCGTCCACATCAGTTGCGGCTACTTTATCGCTCTTGTGGCGGAAGGAATCAAACATATCCCAAAATTGGGCTTGAGTAGGTATAAAATTGGTTTTAAACCAGTTTTTTATCGTATTTAAAGATTGTAATCCCATAATATTAAAGTGTTGGTGCGGTGTATATATATTCGATAAACATTACTAATCGATATGGATTCATAATATTAGTGGTGGCAGCTGTCGGAGCGGTTGAAACTTTTTTAACGGACTCAAAGCTTTCGCCAACTTCAGCGGCTCCCGTGGAAACAATCAAAAGTCCCGAAGTTCCTCCAGAGGTTCCATCGCCAACTCCATATCCACTTAATGGAACGGAAACTGCAACCGAGGCGGCGCCTCCAACATCACCAACATTCTCACCCTCATTTTCTGGATTCCAACCAAACGGCATACGGTCACGCCAATTAACAACTTCGTGCCAACCATTAGGAATGTCAGCGGCGGGTTTGTTCCAAAGAACCATCCCGCCTCCCGCTTGGAAAACAGCATTTTTCTTTTCGAGTTCGGTAATTCGATCTGTAATAGTAGATAAATCAGCTGCATCAAATTTCAAAGCGAGAGCTTCCGAAATATCCTTTGTTGGGAAAGATGGTTTAAAATCTGCCCAAAGCCATTGCTCGGTTGCTGTTCCAAAAGTGGCGTGTCGGCGATAAACAACATCGTGTGTACTCAAATCTTCAAATTCCAAAGCCTCAATAGCCTCTACAATTATCACGTTAGTTTGAACGGTTCCTCCTATGAACTCCAACACTTCGCCGTTGATAAAAACAACACCATCGGCAACGGTGGTTCCAACGAGTCCGCAACCTGAAATAATTGAAAAATTGCCCGAAATATAGCCCAGTGCATTGAAAAGGGTATAAGCCTTTTGCATTTCATCGAGAATATCACACTCAATTGGAAAACCAATGCTTTGCATAAAATTGAATCTATTCATATAGGTCGTATTTGATAGCGTTTCGACGCTAATTTGTATTTTCTTATCTGTGAGTGCAATTCATTTATTTTGGTGTCAATTACTTCCTGTGGCACAAAAACAATAAAATCAACACCTGTATTCAAGTATTCAGAATTTTGGTAAATGAATAATTTACCAAGAAATACCGGCTTCTTTTCGGCTCTTGTATAAATGTACTTTCGAGGAAAAGCATTACCGTCCGTGATGTAAATTCGCCTTGAGGCAACATCTAGTTTATCGTTTAGAACATTTCGCAAGGAAAAAACCTTACCTGTATGATTCAAGACATACCAGTCGTCTAATCTTTTCTGCAACCATGTATAATGTAATTGCGAAATAGGCACGAGCAAAGCTTGCAAATAAGCCGTAAGTACTGGTTTCCTCAAAAACGTGGGGAGGAGCAATACCGCTAACTTCTTATAATCTATATCATACCACATAGCTCACGTTGTCAAAATTCACAATTTCAAAATAGCCGGACGTTGGTGTGGTTCTGACATTGATTGGTGCAAAATCGCTAAAACCTAAACCAACACTATTCCAATGACTGGATGTAGCATTAAAAATATGGGCATTATCCACACCAGGTACAGTTCGCAAATTCGCAATCAAATCATTCAAGACCAACTCACCATCAAATGGCAAAGCTTTCATATAGGCTTTTATGGCAGTCTCAACAGGCTTGCCACCGTCCAAAATACTATTTCCATTTTCGTCAATTACCAAAACATCCCGATAAATTGCCATTATCAAAACCAATTTATCTACTGGATTATTCACTATGTTAAGCCTAACACCTGCGTATTTTATTTCCTGCATAAATTCGTTAAAGCTTTCAAGTTGTGGAGCCGTCAGCGGTGCCAATAGATTGCCATTCTCTCCGGCAACTTTTATGGTCAATTTATTACTCTCAAAGCTTTCTTTGACGGAGCAATATTTTACAATTTGCGAAGCTTCAATTTGGTCAATTGTATAACCGGCATTATCAAATTTATCACTGTCATACAGCAAGTCAAAACCGTACTGAAAAGACAAAGCCATATTACGGTACCATCTTGCCGTACCTGATTTTTGTTCGTAAAGTGCTGTGTCGATTTGGGTTTTATGAACATCAAACAACACTTCCAATAGCCAAATGGCATAAGCCACCACAAAAACAAACAGACGATAAATAGCCACTCTACTCGTAGAAGTAAGTGATGCTAAATTAGCATCGGTAGCAATGGCCGTAAACATTGTATTTTGAATTTCCGTTATTGTTCGTGCCATTTTATCCTATTTTAAAATTGATTCCAAGTCTCATAAATCCTATTCCAAGTCCCGGAGGAATTGGAGGAATTTTCATCGCCGTTGCTGGGTCCACTTTGTTCGCACTGAAATAATTGATTACTTCCTGATTTCCGTAGTCTTTTGCGGGTATGGCAATGAGTTGTCCAGGTATTGGATCATCAGTAATACTCATATTATTTAGAATTGCTATTTCAGCAACCGCTTCCATCGTTCCACAATGCCTAATGGCGATATCGGACAAGGTTTGATTATGTAGTGCTATTATCTTCATCTAGTTCAAATTGTTTGTAAAACTTTTTATTGATAATGCGAATCAACGTCTTGGCATATTTTACACCCAGACTGTCCAAATTTTCCAAAAGGCTTACCAATAACTGCCAAATAATTCCGAGTAAAACTGCCCAATACAACCACGCAAAAGGATCCAATTCCACATCCATTATTTTAAGAAAATCCGAGTTTTTGGCGAAGGTGTTCAGAATGTAAATTGGCACTAAATAGGTCGCTATTTTCAAAATCATTCTGCCAAACTTTCGGCTTTCGTGGCGTTCGCCTCTTTTCAATGAGGCCTGTACACCCGTGTACCATTCCGAAACCAACAACACTACGTAAGCGATTAAAAACAAATGATTGAAACCAAACAAGAAACTAACAGATGAGAGCATAAAAGCCATGAGTAAATCGATTTTGATAATTGGAATTGAGGTGTAAATGAATCCGAAAGCACTCTTTAGAAACTCATCCAAATCGACAAACCCAAATCCTTTAAAAAAATAATTTATTATTCTCATCATATTTCAATGTTTAAATTTTCAATTCCATTACTGGTGTCAATCGTTGCATCGGTATAACCATCATAGTTTAACTGAATCTTTAAATCACGTTTAAACTCGTCTGCAGTAATTGTTTTTTTGATATAATTGATGGCTCCAAATCCCACAAAAGGAAATTCTTTGAGTTCGCCCGGTTGCAAGTCAATAATATCTTCAACATGTTGTTGATCACTTTGACCTATGGATAAATCACCATCGATACATACCAAATCCCCGCTTTCATCTCTCAATATATCCTGTCTCATTTTTAACTTATTGTTCCGGTTCCCGTTCCTGTTTGAGCCACAGCCGTTCCCGTGGTAGCTACAGTTACGGAAACAGTTCCCGACATTATGTATTCCTTTATGGCCAGCATCAACTTTTCGGCATAAACAACCTTTGCGGCGTTATAATCATCTGCCTGAATCATTTCATCCTGGAGAGCGATTATTTTTGTTTTGAATGCGTTATCGTTTAATGCCATTTTAACTTAGTAATTGATTCGTTTTGGTCTTCAAATCTGTAAATACCGTAATATCTGCAGGGGAAAATTTCCCTGGTCCCGATGGTGTCATTATGATGGCTTTAGTCAGTTGATCAAAACCTTTGTCCAAAATCGATTTAAGACTTACGGTACCATTGGTTATCTTGAACTTTCCGGACTTCATTTCAAGTACCTGGTCACCGATTTTAATCGTGACATTTCCTTCCTTGAATTCGAACAATTGATCACCCATTTTAATGATCACCTTTTCAATCTCCGAAACCCCTAATACAAAGGCATTGTCTTCGTTTTCCAATCGACCAATGACTACTTTAGAACCTACTTTTGGGTAAACCGTAAACTGGCTTTCCAATTCTTCGACGATGGCATTTAAGCGAACATCTTCGTAAGCATCCACGGTGCATGTGTCATTTTCAACCGCCGTAACCGTTCCAACCGTTAAGGTAAATTTGCCTTTCTTTCCTCTTGCGCCTTTAACAGCCAGTTTAAAAAGTTCATCGAATTCACTCATAACTTGTAACTTAAATTATTGGCTCTTTTAATGCCGTCAGAAGCGTTAATATCAATGGTTACACTTTCAATAAAATAGCGGCCATCCTGATGCCTGTCTTTATAAAATGGCCTATACAATTGCGCTGCATCCCCGGGCTTGGTTCTTGGCTCACACCAACCGTCCAACGTCCCTTCGAAGCCATCGACACTTAAAGATTTATAAGTTTGGTCACCCCAAACTTTCATTTCTTCTTGAGTCAAATCAGGCATAGTAATAATCTTTGTATTGCTGCCTTTTTCGCCAACAGAATAAGTTAATTCTTTTCCTGTTTTTTGCTTGGATTTAATCGTAACCTCCAAAGGTTTGCTCTCTTTTTGCTCAAACTTCAAACTGCTGCCACGTCGAACATTTTCACTAAAATTGAATTTATGAACCGTTTCCGCTTTAAAGTCCACTATCATTCCCACGCACAATGTCGTTGGGTTTTTGAAGTAGGCTCTTATGCCTGCCTTGTCTCGAAGTTCCTCCAAAACATTGTAAGGAGTGGCATCTTCAATAAGCCATTTTCCTATGCTGTAATCGCCGTTACATTCAATCGTGTATTTGGCAGGTACTACAGCTTTCAAAATGTCAATCAGTTTCCCGGACTTGATAAATTTGGTTATCCGTGGAGCCTTCTTGAGTTGAAACATTTCATCTTCGCACTCCAAAAGCAAAGGCGTTTCTGCACCTACTTTTTCGATGTAACCTTCAAACTCTGTCTGAAGCTTTCCATCATATCCAAATTCAATTTTGACGGCATCGCCACGTTTCATAAAATCTAAAATAGATTTACCCGAAATATTGATGGATTTACCCACCTCGTCAACCGCATTTTTAAACTCCCTTGGTAACTCAATTTTTGCATTATTTGCAAGAACTTGAACACTCGACTCGATGTGAATAGATTGACAAACCGTAAACTGTAAATTATCAGCAATCGTAATCCTTAAACTGATGTTGTGATACAGGTAATTCATTTAACTATTCGGTTTCAAAAGCGTGAAATTCACGGCTTTTATTGAACTGGCTTGGATGGTAAATTGTACCGTGTCCTGGTAACCTTCCACACTTGTAAAATTGATTGATCTGAAATACAAACTATCGATGTCCCTTTCTTCAAATTGCTTCCCAATTACCTTGGCCACAACATGGCGTTTCCAGTTTTGGTTTAACCTCCTGATTTCGTCACTCGGATAAACCCGGTTATCGACATCAATCAATAAACCGTTTATGGTAATATCCCACGGCTTCATACCCCAACGCTCCACTACTACCGGATCATCGTCATTGACTTCCGTTTCGATGAATGTTTTCTCTTGGGAAAAGCCCATCAACAAAGGCGGTGCAAAAATTCGACCTCGGTCTCCGTGCAACATCGCATCAAATTCCATCGGCTCCAGTCCAGGGATTTCCATTTTCACATATTCAACACTTGAGTTAACAAGCGGATAGGTTTCGAAAGAAGGACTTTGTTTACTGGTTTTATCAATGAACACTTTTTCTATGGCCTTGCCCGCTGCCAACATTCCGAAAGCAGATTTATAGCGTAAGGATAAATCGATTGTTAGGTTCATTAGATTTGTTTTGGGGCTACAATATTGTTTTCAACTAGCCATTGCACTTGAGCCCATTTTTGCGCCCAAATATCATCATCCAACTGTTCCGGGAATGGTAGATGCAAAATGTGGCTAATCATCGCATCTATTTTAAAAACCAT